GGTTAGTAGTACCCGCAGTAAATCCAATAGTAGGAGGTGAAGTGTAAAGTGATCCAACGTTGGTTACAGTAACAGTCTTCAGTGAACCATCGCTAGTGTCTATAGTACAGTTTGCTGTACCATTAACAGCAGGGTTAGTGTCTAAAGTTAATGTCTGTGAACCACCAGTATATCCATCACCTGTTTGATCAACAGTGATTGTTGATAACTTTTCAGTAGATATGAGAAGGTTCGTATCTGATAATAATCCATAAGCGTTAAATCCACCTCTTCTTTGTTGTTGTCCTAAGAAGATGTCAATAGAACCAGTCTGAGCAGTGTTAAAACTACCTACCTTATTAGCATCAAAATATGCGTTCTCGTTAAATATTACCTCACCGTTAAATGTAATGTCTTCGTTACCTGCAGGGTCAATCAGTAGAGCACCACTTGTAGTAGAGAAAGTGTTACCCGCTAGTCTTATGTTACCTGTCTCAATATATGCAGGATAGATGTTTGTAGTACCAGTGGAGTCAGATAATCCAATACTGGTTGCTTGCTGTGATGATGATGTTGACTGGAAGTTAACGTTACCTGTCTCTTGGTCAACTAAGAATACTTCACCAACTCTGAAGTCACCCTTCTGGTCAGTAGATGAGTAGAATACTCTACCACCATTTGTCTCTACAACTTCATTAGCTTGGTTTGCTAGTGATGTATCATTTGTAAAGTCTTTACCCGCACCAATGTACATGAAGTTGTGTGCTGATAGAATCAGTTTACAACCATTACCATCAGAAACAGCACCCTTAACACCATAGATGTTAGCAGATGCTATAGACTTAAGTTCACAACCAAACTCACTGTAGTCAACAAGTGAGATACCTGTAGCAGAGTCACCACCAGTAGAACGAACATCCTTTGGAGATGGACTATCACTAAATGTACTTGCTTGATCTGTACCGTTGAAGTGTACTAAGAGAACTGTATTAACGTCTATTCCATACTCTCCACTTGGAGCACTGAAGTTACCTGTAAATCTTGCTGTACCATGACTGACTCTAACTTCATCTATACGTCCTGTAAAGAAGTCACCACCAGCTGTACCGTGACTAGAACCAATGTTTAGTGGTTTGGTATTACCATAGTTTCTATTATCTGTATCTCCTCCTGCTCCTGTAACTGAAGTACCATCTAAAAATATCTTTGTAGTGCCGTTGTAACGTGCTAGAGCAACGTGATGCCAAGTGTTGAGGGATAATGTACCTCCACTGAGATGTTCTGTAGTATCAGTACCAAACTTTATTGTACCACCTGTCTGATATAATCTAGGAGCTACATCAGAATCAGATGTTCTAAAGTCAAAGATTGTAGAAGTTCCAGTGGTAGATTGAGCATAAACAAATGCCTCTACAGCAAAGTTAGCTGTACCAAAACCAAAGTCTTCAACTGTTTCAATACTAACAAAGTCACCAGTACCATCAAGTTCTAATGATGCTGAACCAAATTTCTTAATTGAAGTATCAAGTCTAGCATCAGCTTGAGGTGTAAGAGTCTTACCTGTCTCAAGTGCTGTAGTAAATTGTCCTTCACCTTTTCCTGTTAGGTATATGTAATTACCATCGTTTGATGTGATGTTACCATAACCTACCGCTTTCTTATATGTGACATTACCAGATGTATTACCTGCTGTGAGAGCAAAGGTAAATGTATCAACTGTCGGTGCTCCTGTTACCTGATAATAACCATCAGTAGCATTGCCAGAAATAAAGTCACAGTATACGCGGTCATTCGTAGATAAACCATGAGCAGCCCTCGTTACTGTTACAACGTTACTGGATAAAGCGTATGTACCAGATCTAAATTGATCCTCTAGTTCATATATTTGCTCGGAAGCATCAAAGCTACCAGATACACCTGATAGTTTTAATCTTACCTGTCCAGTTCCATGTTTTCCTGTGGCACCCTGTATACCTTTGATACCTTCGTTAGCGAAGTATATAAAGGAGTTCTGCCACTCACAACGAACACCGTTAGTTAAGAGTATACCAACTGAGTTGGGTACGATGAATGTTGCTTCGTTGAATAATATAGATGTCTCTAGTGTATTTGCGTTAGCAATAGCTCCATCTAGTTTAGCACCACGACCTGCATCACCTGCGTCAAAACCATAGGGGTCACTAGCAGATGTTGTTGATCCTTTGTTTAATACTGTAACTCTCTGTACATAAGCACTTCTCTCTGAGTTCCAGTCGTTAGCAGCAACGAAGGCATAACCTGTATCATTGCCACTATTGTAGAACATGTCCTTAATAGTAACTTCTGAAACGGTAGTGTCACCGTTCAATACAAAACAGTTAAGGTCGTTAGTTGCTGTTGTTGGGTATATATTTGTACTTCTTAATCCAGCACCTCTGACTGAAACACCGTCAGGGACTGTTAGGGGAAATTCTTCTTGGTATTCACCAGCTGCTATGTTAACTGTATCTCCAGATGTAGCAGCGGCTAAGGCATATTTTATTGTTAGGAATGGGGTTGAGGAATGTCTACCTCTCGCTCCTCCACCTAATAACGCAGCAGCGTTAGTACCAGTTTTAGCAACGAATAGATGATTACTAGGACCATTAGTAATATCAGACGCTAGCATAGACGCAGTAACACTAGCAGTGTTTGGAACTGCGTTACCTATCTCTACGATAGTACCTGAATTGTTTACAAAGAGTTTTTTATCCGCAATATTAACCGCGACTTCCTTATCGACTAAATCACTTGTCGATGGAGTCGCGTTCGGGGTTGTCGAGCTCTTTAGTTTGATCCTCGTTGCCATTTATAGCATTCTCTGATGATTGATCTTGTATACTATTTAACTGGGTTTGTAAGTCCAGTATCTTCGCTTCAAGCATGATATTAGATAATGTCAATTCAGAAACTTTACGTTGTAATGTGGAAATAATAATGTTTACGTTCATTGTCGTTCAGTGTTAGAAAACACCACCGTCTAGAGTGTCTGTCCAAACAGGAACACCTAATGCTGTTACTGTTAATACTTGGAATGAAGTTGTTGCGTCAGTTCCAGTACCAGGACTACCCACGTTAGCAGCAGCTGTTACCTGTATTGGGTTTGTACCGTCACCATAAGGAATACCATACTGAGTAAAGGTTGAAACACCTGTACCACCATATTGTACTTCGAGGTCAGTATCTAGTTCTAGGTCACCAAGTACAACTGTACCACGGTTACCTGTTACACCAAAGACTGTAGCAGTGTCTGTAGCATTCTCAATGAATGTCCAAGCACCAGCTCCATCGGCACCTCCAGTGCGATCATAACCAAAGAAACCAAATTGAGCAGCACTACCTGTATGGTAGTGAACTTTAACACCTCTATCTAGTCCATCACTAGCATCTCTAGTAGCGACAATAGTACCACCACTATCTATATTACCAGTGATTGCCTGATCTAGAGTGACCTGCTTAAGACCTGTGTTGATAGAAGCAATAGATGTTGAGTTTGCTATATTTGTTCCAGTAATGTCATCACCAACATTAAGTCCTACCACTCTGTCTACAGTTAAAACTGTAGCACCTGAAGTAGCGGATGCTGTCAATGATAAAGTAGTTGTAGGATCTCCTAACTCAATAGTAGGATCGTTAACAGACATTGAAGCACTGTTAACAGTTGTTGTAGTACCATCAATCTGTAGGTCACCTTTGATGATAACCAAACCGTCTGCATCATTACCAGCTGGGAATGGGTCAATGATCATCTCTGTACCAGAAGTAGTTTCAAGTCTATTAGAATCTAACTTTAACTGGTCAACAGTTAACTCTCCAGTAATGTTCTGGGTAGCATTGATTGTCTGTGTGCCTTGGAACTCAACTCCTGCAGCAAATGTAACTGTTGAGTTAACAGTCATGGTATCTGTGTTAGCAGTACCAATCGTTACATCGTCATCTACATTTAAGTCTTTGATCCATGCTTTAGCACCAACTGCTAAACCACCTGATACCATTACAGCAGCAGTCGTGGAGTTAGACGCTGTAGTTGTGTCAGCAAATGTTACTTGAACACCTGTGTCATACTGCTGATCAGCACCAGCCCATCTTAGTTTGTCTAGAGTTGTCTCATCATAATATACACGTGCGTCATTTCCTGTACCGAACTTTAGGGGGATATCGTCCTGTATAAGAAGTGAAGCAGTGGCATTACCACCTGAGACTCTTCTAAGTTGTAAGTCACCGTCAGAGTCGTCCCAGACTAACTCAAGGTCACCAGTGGTTCCGAACTCTACTTCTTGACCATCTTGGAATACGAC